GTTGGGCCTCCTCCAAGCCACACCCACACCACAGAGCTATCTTTAAGTTCTTGTGTCTCCTCACCCATAGCAATATCAGAAAGCCCTAGAGAGGACATCCCAGCCCCAATGCTGCCTATCCTTAGAAAGTCACGTCTGTTTGCATAAAAGTCAAGCATCATTGATCTCCTTTTCTTTTATTAGGAGTTAGGATCAGCTATCTCAACGCCAGTATTAAGAGATTCGGCGGCGGCTATCTTGGCTTGTTTAATTTCCCAAGATTGCACATGACCACTCAAAAATTCCCTTACCATTCGATGCGTAAACGAACCTTTAGTCTCTGGATTTTCAATATTTTGCGGAATTGGGTCTCCGGTTTCATCGACGGGAAATATCTCTCCCCCATCTTCCCCTAGAGCTACAATATAGTCTGGATTTTCTACTAACTCTGGACGATGATAATTTCCTGCAACGGCATCGAGAACACGCTGTATATCGGAATCACCTATTTCTAATTCAAAAATTGCCACTTGTGTTCTCCTCTTTTAAGTATTTTCAAATGAGTTCGCAGACGCCTCCGCTACAAGCCCATTCTTGTTCTGGTTCTACATTGTCTTCTTCTTCGATTATCTCTGTATAGTCTACTTTATTATATTCTCTTTTGAGATCAACCCATTCTTTCCAATTATAAACATCTTTCATACAATAGGTTAATTTTTTAACGTCTCCATCCATGTATTTTCTAGAAAATTTCTTGCATCTTGCTATCCAGTCTCGTTTTGATGCCCCTTTTGCCCTCGACCCAAGGCCAAGGAGAGCGTCACAGGCAGCCCATAGGTTGTCTTCCCATAAGTCAAGAGCTACTTCAATAAGACCGCTAACAAACATGGCACCATCTCCATAATATGCTACCTGTTCACTAGGCAAATAGATCGTTGTGAAGGGAGCTTGAGGATAGTCCTTATCCCCACTTACTGGTAAAAGAGATATGCCACAAAAATATCTTTTATTTTTATAGATAAATTTCTCTATATCATCCCATTCATCTGGTTTAACATTAATTGTATTAGAAACATTATGATTCAACCAAGGCTGTGTGCATAAGGCATCCGTTTTTCCAATCATAACCCAGTTCTTCTGTGTATCCTTTACATACCCCAAAAGAGCTAGTGCGTCAATTTGATTTTTGGTTTTAGAGCCCGGAGGAACCTCTATACAAAAAGAAATTACATCATCACTGTCATTTGCAGACCATACTGATTCTTCGCATGCTCTTGGGTTTATTTTTCTGAAATATCCATAAATTGCTTCCATTTTATTAGCCTGTACACGTCGTATATAGCGCTTGGCATGATGAGGATGAATACCAGAGCTAGTACCAAGAATGCAGCTAGAAGTTCCTTCAGGCTTGACACAAGTAGTCCGAGCTGCCTGATTAATTCCGATCTTTTTTGCCAATTCTTTATTGGTTTGTTTAACAATTTGTGCCCCTTTTTTTTGCACATTGGGATTTAGGCATATCTCATGCTGCTCCATAATACCAGTCATGGAAACCCCAAGGAGGGCCTCTCTTCGCAAGATTTTTTCACTTACTTCTCCTAGATAGGGAAGGTCGGTAAAACCAGCTTGAAGGGTTCCTATAATAGCTGCTGCCCGACACGCTTCGTAAAAGTCTTCTTCTGTCTTAACTCTAGCACAGTTGATGGTGCTCAAGTTGCACGCTTGCCATCCGGTTTTTCCCGTCTCCTCGTCCACAGGATACATCCCGATCTCTACACATGGATTGACTATCAATTCGGTAGAATCTGACCACACAAATCCCGGTTCTCCGAACTCTCTTACGGACTCCATTAATCCGTGGAACTGTTCGGGGGTTGTTTCGTCCCTTAAAAGCAGGGCTGAGTTATTGGATCTTCCCCTTTGGGGGTTCTCGTGAAACCAATTACCGGTTTTTGCCTTTGCCATATCTTCGTCGTCAGGGCTAAACAGGCAAATGGTGGCGCTACGACGGACCCCTCCGGATATAACCGCGTCAGCACAGTGCATGACGATGTCGTAGGCTTCAACTGGTTCTAATCTTCTGATAGACTTAGCGCAAAAATCTAAATTTTTTAGAGATTTGTCTAAAACTCTTTTGATATTAGAGAGGGCCTTTTTTAGGGGCGCTGGTCCGGGAGCTTTTCCAGAACTTGAGCTCAACTGAGCTCCTGCGGGTCTTATTTTAGAGAAATCGAAGGTGACGCTTTTCCCTGTGTACTCTGGAAAGAGTTCGTCTTGATCAAAATAACTAGAGATTAACACCCCTGCGGCGTCTGACCATCCCTCTATTGTGTCTGGAATTATAAACTTTTTATTTCCTCTTTTCTCTCTAACGATAGGAGGAAGCTTTTCAATGTGATGTTTTTGGACAGAAAAGCCAGTGCCACACCCACACAGTAACAAATACATACACTCTTGGAAAAATCGGAGCCTGTCACAATAAGAAGAGATGCAGTTATAGATTCTGGCATTGTGCTTGAAGGTAGGCTTCCCTCCAAACTGCAACGCTCTCTGAGACCCAAGAACACGCTTCTTGAACATCATATCGTAGGACCACGCAATGTCTCCATTTACTTCTGGGTATCTTTCATACATCATACCCATAACTCTATCTACAGACTCTCTCCAAGTTTCCCTTCTCTTTTTTTCAGGAATCCAACGAGCGTAGCGACCCACAAAAGTGTAGTTTTGGAGTTCCGAAACCGACATCAGAGAGAGTTTCCTCCCGAAGACGGCTTCCCGCCTTTCTTTCCTTTTTTTCCTTTGCCTTTGCCTTTGCCTTTGCCTTTATTATTCTGGGTATGCTTATTAAAGTAGGCAGACATGTCTTCGGCAGAGTTGGAAGCAAATGTTTTTCGTTTTGAAGTTGGGTTACCAGCCTTGTCTCTTATTACCAAATTTACCTCAAATTTAGGGACATTCTTTTTGCCCTTTCCTATTCCGTCTTTTAACATTACAAAGCTTTCGGCTGCGTTAGGTGGTGAAAGACATCACGGTAGAGCGAGAATGTCAAAGTTGTTTCCATGCATAGTATTATACACCCCCAATGGGTTGGGGGGGTTGTGACTATCCATATTTTTTAATGTTTTTTTCAGAGCAGGTACAGTAAGAATAGTTTTCTTCACCGTCCGGAGTGATGCACTGTTGATATCCTTTTCCATAACATTCTTTGCAAGATTTCTTTGCATACATGCGTGCCACGTCAAGGTAGATAGTTCGTATGAAGTTAACACTAAGTGGCTTTTTGTTTTTCATTAGAACCTAACTTGAAAAAAGAAAAATTGTTGCGGGTTGAGCCGCAATTGGTACATCATCATTCTTTGCGTACAAACATGGCAACCGCAATGGGTAAAATGTCCGTAGACTGGAACTGGATAATAGTATATTACAGATGGGGGATAATAGAACACTTGTGGCTGTAGAGCCTGTTTCTTTCGCTCTTCTATGCGCTCACGCCGGGCCTCTGCCTCTTTCATCGCCCTTTCTGTAATAAGTTTCTGTCGTTCCTCTTTGGGTAAAAGATTATTATCAGCTTCTGCATCGTTTGGAAGAAGAAGTAGGATAATAAAAAACATCACTGGAAGAATGCTTATCGTAGTAATTATATGTTTTATCATGTTTGAATGTCTCTCTTAATTATACCTCATAAAAAAAGGGCAACCGGAGTTGCCCCTTTTAACAATCCGTTTTGAATGAAAGGATGACTTATTTTTTGAGCTTTGCGAGGAGGTCTACCAAATAATTTGGCCACCAGTCCATTCCTACTCCCAAGAAATAAATACCAATGCCAACAGGCAAAATAAACAACAAAGGTCTCTCACGCGCAGCCACCAATGGGTGCGTCAGAGCATAAAATAAATTCCGTATAGGTCTGCCTTTTTCAAAACCCATAAGATCCCTTTCTTTAAAAAATTACTCGGTGAGGCGTAAGCTGTCACCTACGATCCACGCTGCCGCTAACAAGACAACGCTTTCAACTGTTGCGGGGTTTATTGTCCCTGCGCCAAAAAGGGTATCGGCACATATGACTACTACGCCAGCAACGCCAACCCAAAAGCGACGAGATCTAAACATCGCCTTAAATTTATCTAACATATCTAATTCTCCTTTAATTGGTTAATTTTTTCACTCAGGGACTCGATAGTTTGAGTTAGAGATGCAACCTGTACTTTGAGCTCAACAATAGCATCTGTATTGGCCTTTAAGACCGTCCTGAGCTGTTCTTCTAGTTTGTCTGAATTATCATCAATACGATCAAGTCTATATTTTACATTATCAATTTCCTTTTCAACTCTATGCGTTCCCTCATTCACTAAAGTCCGAGCCTCTGCTCGCGTTACGAGATCCTTCCCGTAGGAAAGCCAGAAACTACCCATACTAAGTATTATAGCAACGCAAAGGGTTGCTGAGTATTTAAGAAATGGCACAAGTTGATTCTGTTGTTGAGGTCGTGTCATATGCTGTCTCCAAAATAGAGCTCTGGCCCCCCGAAGGGGACCTTGCTCTTGATTTGACTACCAGTTAGTTCTTGGCGAATACGTTGCACCACTTGGGGCAATGGCACCATACATGTAGGTAAGCCGTCCCGGAATTGCCGCAGTAGGATTAGCAGCAGTATCAGTACCGGAACCTCTCAGGTTGGAGGAATTGTCAACGCCAATACCGTTAGCGGCGATATCCCAACCACCAGCGTCTGTAACTGTTAGCGCTGGACTAAATGCTCCGCTGAAGATGTTCCAGTTGCCAGCAACCACAGAAGTCTTGTAATCAATAGACTCCATTACATCAAGCTGATTGATTGAATAAATGCCTGAATTACCAGCAGATCTAATAGCCTGCGTAAGATTAGTAACACCGGCCAGATCGGTGGTGTACTTGACAATCACTTGGCCCGGCTGATTGTTAAACGTGCTGGCTGTGGCGGGAGGAATCACTCCCGTATTATTAACACCCGAAGAAATTAGAACCAATCTCTCTTCTTCACCTAGGCTCGAAGATGTCCAGAGGGCGGTTTCAGCAATCGTTCCCCCCGCTCGAATGTTACCTTGGTCATTGTCTACCCCGCTGGGGAAGCCATTGACATACTGGTTGTACACAAGTGTGCCTGCAAGATTAGTAACAAAACCCATAATATTTACCTCTTTTTCTACATAGAGGCCATTTTGTATCCCGTTGTTCCAAACAATAGAAATCCTGTCCTGCTTATTAATTACACCTAATGCACACTATTAAGACACATTTTTCACAATTTCTTCTAGTGAATTAAATCCATCTTCTCCAAAAATACCATCGGCAAATCCATAGAATACAGCATCGCTAGAGGGCATCCACCAATCTTCTTTAGAATTTAGCTGCTTTTTTATGAAGTTTTTTACTGCATTCTTTTTAGCACCATCAAAATAACTTCCTGTTTTTTCACACGCCTCAACATAAATTTCATAGCTTCTATCGAGGATTGTTTTTTCAAACTCATACATAGAAAATACCTGCTTGTAGGTTCCTTCTACCGAACAAGATCCATCATGTATGAGCCAGTCACAGTTGGGCATTGAGACGCGTACCCCGTTACCGAGGGGAGCTTGAGCTATAATGCTTCCCATTGACGCACAAATGCCATGGCAAATCAATATAAAGCGGCATGGACTTCCCTGAATAGCATCATAAATTACCATCCCTGCGTGCCACTCTCCCCCTGTGGAATGCTGGTGTACTACTATGGGTTTGTGATTCTGACTCTCAAGGATACGCAAGTTTGTAAGAAATTTTGTCGCAGTACGATAATCCAATCCCGGATCTTCTTCTTCGAAATGGTTATGTAAGAATATCTCTCTAGTGCTTGCTATGATGCCACTATCATGAGCTTCAGCTATTATCGCCTTTGTACGAGGGGGCATTTGGGTTTTCCTTAAGATAGTCAACCATCTTTTTTCTCACCTGAGACATTACCATTCTGTCTTTGAACATCTTAGCTATACCTATCCGAAATCGGTAAGGGGTAAAAACATCAATGGACTCTACACCTTCTACGTTGGAAATGATGCGAAAAAACTGAGGGGTTATTTTGAAATTAGTATGTCCTACCCAAAACTTGAAGTAGGTGCTTGCAAGAGAATGCTCCGTAAGGG